ACGTTCGTTATCATTTGTACTGGTGCAAATACCTATGACGGCTTCATCGCAGGTCAAGGTATATGATAAAAAAAGACACTATTTTCATTTGGACAGGTTTAATATCAGCAATCCCAAGTGGTTGGGTGCGTGAAACTGCACTTGATGGCTATTTTCCAAAAGGAACGGCACAAGGCACTAACCCAAATACAACAGGTGGTAACGCTACACATAACCACACTTCCTCGGCACATACACACGCAGACAACGGACATACTCACCAAGTTACTATCGGCGATATTCACACATACGTGGGTCGTGGCGGTACTGACTTTTTAGGTCAACACCAACACCCCACAGTTACATCGGGTGCAATTTCGGGTGGTGGTTTAGCGTCCGTGGTTTCAACCTATGCCGATTTTTCAAACAATCCTATTTACCAAGACGTTATTTATATAAAACCATCGGCAAACGTGAGTGCTTTACCAAACAATGCTGTTGCCCTTTGTGATAAAACAGATTTTGCAAACAACACTGGTAATTTTAAGGGCTTTTATAAATGCGATGGTCAAAACTCAACCCCTAACCTTGGTGATAAATACATAAGAGGTGCGGGAACGGGGCAAGAGGCGGGCGGTACTGGCGGTTCTTACACTAACATTCACGATTTAACACACACACATACAGTTACAGCGCATACACACGCACAAGTAACCACAGGAAACAACAACGGTGCGGTTGACGAAGACATTTGGGGTGGTTCTGGTAGTGGTGGTTATCAAAATTCGGGAAACCCACACACGCATACTGTTTCTTTAGGTTCAGTAAGTGATGTTATCAGTAGTGCGGTAAACAGCATTACAACAAGCGAAACAGTTGAACCCGCACATACGAAGCTATTACCAATACAAAACAGAAGCGGTGCAAACGCAATGGCACTTGGTGTAATTGGTATGTGGCTTGGTGCGTTGTCTACAATTCCAAAAGGTTGGGTTTTATGCGACGGTACAAACGGCACTGTCGATATGCGAAGTAGACACTTAAAACTTACAACGACGACAACTGATGTTGGCGTTACAGGTGGTTCAAATACACACACGCATACAAACAATATTCACACACATACATCAACGGGTCACAGTAACCACACGGTTACAATTTCGGGTCACCCTGCTTGGAACTTATCAACAGGCGGTCAATACTACAATTCCACAATTGGAATGAACCCAAGCGCCTTGCACGACACCACAGTAGGCAGTGCAACCCCAACATACGCAAACGCAACTACAAACGCCGACAGTGCTAACAACGAACCGTTGTATACTACTGTTGCGTATATAAAGCTGGTCACCATGTCGGGCGGTGGCTCGTTACTTGCGGGGGTTCTATGACAACAAACACAGAAGCACTAAAAATGATGATGGACAATCAATGCAACACCGTAGAGGCGCTTACTAAGATAAGCGAGGCGCAAAACGCCATTTCTGAAAACCTAAACAGCATGGCGGGTGCTATGAAAGCAATCAATGACAATAATATTTTGCACCTACAACTAACAAAGGACATTTCAACGCAAGTCAATTTTACAAAACAATTTTCAACCAAAATGCTTGATATATTAAAATGGGTGGTGGTTGCCACAGTTGGCACAGTGCTTATGGTACTTGCAAAGTCTAATGGTTTGGACATTTCCCACCTTTTACCCAAATTTTAAGCCAAATTCCCGTATACTTAACCTATGGACGTATTCAGTTATTTAATTAAAGCGTTGGACGTTATCCGTTTTGGCTTATTTGTCATGGCGGGGTTCGAAGCACTGACGGTGGCATACTTGTACCGTTTTGGCTACAACAAGTTTCGTCCAAGCAAAATAATCGGCGCTATGATAGCGTTTTTTGGGTCGTTGGGCTTGTTTTTTGTGTACAACTCACTTGCCCCGCTTGCTGTATCGTTTCGCCCCGATTTACACACTGCCGTGGTTGTTATTCTAATGCTTCCACTTGGCGGTGTTATTTACTACCTTGACCATTTCAGAACTGAAAGCATGAAAGAGCAAAAGAAGACGGAACAAACTGACGACATAAAAAAGGTATAATTAAATTATGTTAAATATAAAGCCACTTAACCAACGTGACCCGCTTTGGGCGAAAGTTATTTTAGGCGACAACACTGACCCACAATTTACAATTGGTGGTTACGGTTGTTTGATTACCTGCCTTGCAATGGTGTCTTGTTATTACGGACATCCTGAAACACCAAATTCCCTTAACGAGAAATTGAAAAAAGCAAAGAAATTCACAAACGGTGGGTTTTATGTATGGGGTGGTTTGACAGCTATTGACAGTGATATTCAGGAAAAGGCAACCTTGACACCCGCCAAACTTACCGACGCACAGATAAAAGAAGTCAAAAAATCAATTGACGCAGGTTACCCCGTAATGTGCCAAATAGACTTTCAACCTTTAACTGCAACGCCTGATATGCACTATATTTTGCTTATTGGCTACAGTGATGAGGATTTTACAATGGCAGACCCTTGGACTGGCACAATTGCCCCACTTGCGGTGTACCTAAAAGCTACCAAGCCAACGGTTCGTGACACGATTGAGCAATACTACATTTACACAGGTAAAGTTCCTGTACAAGCCCCAAGCGAGCTTGAAACGGTTAAAAAAGCACTGACCGACATGACCACTGACCGAGATTACCAAAAGGGCGAGAAAGAGAAATACAAAGACGAACGAAACCAGTTGCGTGATGTTGATGTACCAACACTTAAATCACAAATAACAGGAATTAACGCTTTACTTGATAAGCAAAAAGGCGATATTGCAACACTTCAAAGCACAAATAACAAGCAAACCGACGACATAATTAGTCTTACAACTGAAAGAAATCAGTCATTGCAGGCAAAAACAGACGCCGAGCAGAAACTTGTTGAGTTTGCTAATAAACACGCCAATTGCGTACCCCAAGACACCTATACAGCCGAACAAGACCGTGCGTATGGTTTCCAACAGGCGCTAATGATACTTTCCACACATGTTGATGAAGAAGCAGACAAGAGAGCGCAAGCACTTTTGGTTGCCATGGATTACAAACACTTATTCAGCTTGGCTTTCAAAGCCATGTTTGCAAAGAAAAAGGCGGTGAAGAATAATGCCTAAAATCACAGTTGAACAGGGGAAAGCCCTTATCAAGTCAAAGACGTTTTGGTTTAACGTATTAGCAGGTGTCGTGGCTATCGCTTCAATTTTCGGGTTCGGTGACTTCAAACCAAGTTCAGAAACAACCGAAGCTATTGCAACACTTACCGCAGTGGTAAACATCTTTTTGCGATTAAATACGAGTGAGCCAATTACTAAACTAAAATAAAAATATAAATCACATGCCGTGGTTTTAATCCCTTTGGTTTTTACCATGGCGTGTGTTTTATGGGTTTATTTACTGCCACAAGTATTAACAAAAATATCAACAAGACGGTCTAACAGCCGTCTTTTTTTATTCTTATAAACCTGTACAGCTACATAAGGGAGCAAACACCATGAACATTAAGTTGGTTATTGAAGTGCTTAAAAAGATTGACGAATTTTTGTGGTGGGGCGATAGGGACACCGCACATGAAATGATTTTGAAACTCATTGCGGACTTGGAAAAGAACCTTAAAAACTAAAAACCAAGAGAGGTGACCCATGCCAAAAAAGACCCGTGTCAAATTAACACAGGCAGAGCGTTTGGCAGTTTTGGAGTGTGATGGTTTCTTGTGCCGTGATTGTGGCAAAGGTGGTCGTTGTTCCGATTGGATTTTAGAGGTTCATCATGTGAACGAAGACCCAAGCGATAACGACCCACGCAATTTAATCACACTTTGCGTTCGTTGCCATAACCATTACCACCCGTGGCGTTTCCATGTTCCGCTTCACCGATGTTATAGATTTTCGGAGTTGCGGAAATTTCAAAAGGCATTTGCTTAACTTATCCAAGTTAGGTGAGTGCCTTTTTTCTTCAACCAATATGTAATGGGGGAGTAAGTGGGGTGTCCCCTACTTTGACACGTCCCACACTTTATTTCCGTTTTTTGTTGATGTGACAATGTCATTATTTCCCGCACGGGAATTGTAACGTCTCTTTTATTGGGGGAGTGGTGCGTTTTGCTGATAACAACAACATTAACACCCCTTTCGTTAAGAATAACGCACAACTTGACGAGAGGGGACAGGTGTTATACATTGTTGTTATGCAATCCGAGGTGAATTTATTTTCAAAAACAATAAAATCAGAAAAATCAGCAATAAATTATTTGGCTACCCATTTGGGGGTATCAAAAAAGGATATAAAACATCTAACTTTAGACAACCCAAGCAGTCTTTACGACCTGCAATTTAAGAACACCCGTTTTGACGTAAAATATTCGTCACCGACAAAAAGCCGAAACAATTTATATTGGGATTTTGACCTTAGATATAAGGGGGCGGATTATTGCGACTTTTTTGTATTTTTAGGTATGTGGGAAACCAAGGTAAAAAAAGTATTTTTAGTGCCTGTTAAAGAGGTTACAACTTTTCGCCGTATTCGTGTTTCTATCTTGGGGAACTCTAAGTACAATAAATACATCATATAAGTTAGGTATAATTATTTCATGCACGAAATCGCAATTTTAATCCCTACATACGGCAGAGCGCACAAACTTGCAGGCATAAAAGCCAACATCGAAGCTACGTGCAAACAAAACATTTACATCATTTGCAGTGAAGAAGACCCTGAAACATTTAACGAGGCAACCCGCCTTGGACTTAACATCATCATAAGTGGTGGTCGCTATGTTGAGGGTATTAACCTTGGCTACAAATTAACCGACGAACCTTACTTACTTTTTGGAGCGGACGACATAGAATTTACACCCGATTGGGACAAAAAACTTTTGAAGTATTTTGATGACCCTAAAATTGGCATAGTTGGTTCACCCGACGATTGGACAATCTCGCAAACAGGCAAGCATGGTTCACACCCACTTGTTAAGCGTGCATACATTCAAGAATTTTCGGGAACGTATGACGAACCCGATATACCCTATTCACCATTTTACAAACATTACATGGCTGATATTGAAACCGAACAAGTTGCACAAATGCGTGGCGCTTGGGTTCAAGGTGAAGCAGAAATAAAACACCACCATTGGGTAAACAAGCAAGCTGAAAAAGACGCAACTTATGTTCGTGGCATGAAGAACCTGCAACACGACATGGAAGTGTATAACGACAGGCGCAAGAACTTTGAACAATATCTTTTTGAGCCACTTTTTAACGGCAGAGTGGTGGCGGTTGACCATGCCACTAAACTTTCAATCATTATGGGGTCGTTTAATGCCTTTGATATGTTAAAGCAAACGGTTAGGTCACTGAAAAAGAACACTTACTACCCGTATGAACTTATCATTGTTGACGATTGTTCCGACAGCAGGGTAAAAACGTGGCTTGAAAACATTGGAGCAGAAAACCCCAACATTACGGTTGTTTTTAACGACTGCCAACAGTACACAAACGCAGTTTGGAACAGGGGCGTTTTGCTTGCTAAAAACGACTATATTGCGGTCATAAATAACGACATTACCTTTTCACAGTGGTGGGACGCCTACCTTGTGGAAGCCTTGAAAGACAAAAAGGTTGGTCTTGCAAACCCGTACCAAACAGATAGGGAAGCGCCAACACCATATGCAAACACCGAAAGAGCGGGTGGTTACAATATTCGGGGGGCTTGCTATATGTTCAAAAAACAAGACCTTAAAGGCATTTTCCCAATACCTGAAAAGTTAAGGCATTGGTGGGGCGATATTTGGGTGCTAAAACAGGTTGAAAAGATGGGTAAAAAATCCGTATGGTGTCCCGACGCTGTAATACACCATTTCGGTGAGCAAAGTACCCAAGAAGCTAACAAAGACCACACGGTTGACCACATAAAACTTAAAGACTGCCAAGAGTTCACAAACCTTACAGGTACAAGCACAACTAAGTGGCAAAACCTCGTATTATCCCAAATAAATAGGTGACACACATTGGCATATTGCAATTGTTTTGTAAGAAGCGTTAAATTATAACTATATGGCAATACTGTACATTTACTTAACTAAATTTGAAGACAAAGACCCCCGCACGACAGTATTGCCAAATACCCTATTGTGCGGGGATTTTTATTTTCAAGTTTGAAAGGACGCCTGCCCATGCAAATATCAGATAACAGTTTTGTAGTGTTAAGAAGAAAAATAATAAATTGGGAGTGGTACACCGACAATGATGTTAAGGCGCTTTTTTTACACTGCCTTTTAAGGGCTAATTTCGAGGACGATACATGGCGGGGTGTTCCTGTAAAACGTGGTCAATTTATTACAGGACTTTTCAAACTTCACGAAGAAACGGGAATATCCGTACAGACGTTGCGACGTTGCATAAAATGTCTAAAATCAACAAACGAAATAGTGGTACAGTCAACAAACAGGTTTTCATTGATAACAGTAGTTAAATATGAAAAATATCAAGGTAAGGTAACAAGCAAAACAACAAGCCAGCCAACAAACAACCAACAAACAACCAACAAACAACTAACAACGAGTAACAATATAAACAATATAAACAATGGGAACAAGGGAGAGGGAAAGACATCACCCGAAGCCGAAAAACAATTGCCATCTAACGAGCTGGACACACAGGCACGTGAGGTTATGGCTTACTACGCAAAGAGGCGCAACAAGGTGGTTAAATCGTATGCGGGGTGGATTGATAACTTCAAATACTGGATTACCGAGGGCGGTTACACAGTTGTGGACATTAAGCGGGCGATTGACGCTTTAGAAACAGGGCGATTTTGGGCAAAGGACGCAGACCTTACCTTAATTTTCCGCAGGTCAAATAAACAGGGTAAATGTGATTATATTTGTGAGTTGCTTAACATAATGCCTGAATTTAAGACCCGAAAAGAGCAACTTGACTGGTTTGACCGTAACACTGGCGGGCTTACTGGCAACCAAATGGTTGAGTACGGGGCTTTGAAAGGGGACGAACCCGCATATCGTTGACAAAGTGATAAAATTGTATAACTATATAATAGTATAAAATTAGTGAAAGGATAAAATGCCACTAACGAACCAAGAACTTACAAGGTACTACATTGAGCAACTAGGTTGGTCAATTTTCCCTATTGGATTTGATAAACGTCCCCTGTTTAAGTGGGAAGAATATCAGCACAAAAAATTAACATACGACGAATTCATGGACAAGGTGCGAGCCAACCAAGGCAAGGTTGGTGGTATCGCTGTTGTTACAGGTGAAATTTCGGGGCTTGCTGTTGTTGACGTGGACTTTAAGAACGGCGCTGTTGATATTTTGGACGGTAGCCCGACCGTAACATCAAAGACGGGTTCGGGTGGTCGCCACTACTTCTTTGCGTGGGAAAAGTACATACAAAACAAGGTAGGCTTTTTGCAGGGCATAGATTTTAGAGGTGATGGCGGTTACATCGTTTTGCCACCATCAAACCACCCAAGCGGTACAAAGTACGAGTGGCTAAAATCACCCGAAGACCATGTAATTTTGAAAATGCCCGAAAACATTGCCTATGCTTTGGAGAACGCAAGCGCAATGAACAAACCCCGTGTTGATTTTTCAGCCACTTACGATGTTGGAAATCGTAACGACACAATGACAAGTGCTATTGGTGTTTTGCTTAAATACTTACCCGACCAACTTTGGTCAACCGACGCATACCCACTGATTAAAGCGTGGAATTTTGCCAACATGAACCCGCCATTACCTGAACAAGAGTTGCAGGCGTCATTTAACCAAGTGGCAAAAACCGAGATACGCAGGCGCAGTGGAATGTATGACGGGATTACTTTCAAAGACAGGCTAGGTTTAAGTGATGTTGACGCCCTGTTTGAAGAACCACAAGGTATAAAGACAGGTTTGCGAGGCTTTGATGGCACAACGGGTGGCTTTCGTGAGGGGCAACTCGCAATAATGGCAGGAGCAACGGGAATGGGTAAATCGCTTTTTGCAATTAACCTGATGGTCAAACTTGCACAAAACGATATTCGGGTTTGCTTTATAGACTTGGAAAATGGGCAGACATTAACGATGAAACGTGTTTTGGGAATACACACAGGTATGGGAACACGGCTGTTTAATAACAAAGCCAATAAAGTTAAGGCAATTGACGCAATGAAAATCTTTAACAACTTTGACTATCATTCCTACGAGTTCGGCTTGAAGACACTTGGCGTAAAAGACATTGTTGAAGTCATGGCTGAAAAGGTTAAAAACGGCGTAAAGGTTTTTTGTATTGACCCACTTCAAGCACTTGAATTTTCGCTTGATAGTGGCAAACAATTAAACGAAGAAGGCTTGCTTGTTAAAACATTTGCCGAGTTTGCAGTGCGTAACAGGGTTTCAATTGTTATTTGCCACCACTTGCGTAAATCGCAGAGCAACGGCAATTGGGTTTCACAAACAGATTTTGGCAAAGAAGACATTGAACCTAAATATCGCATACCAACCATTGAAGACATCAAGGGAAGTTCAAAGATAACCGACTTTGCAACCGATGTGTGGGGCTTTGTTCGTAGTAAAGAGGGTAAGGACGCACGCACGAGGTCACAAACCCGCTTTGCTGTATTGAAATGCCGTGTCGCCCTTGGGGGTAATGCAACTTTTTACTTTGATGAAAACAGTATGCGTTTTGTTGATAACGAAATGGATTTAACCACAACCGAAGACAACCTTTTTAACAAGGACGCAATAGCAATTTTGAACGAGCCTTTACTTGGAACACAAAAAGGGGCTTGACATTTAGTTATGTATGTTTACAATTATATTAGTAATAAATTAGTGAAAGGATACTATGAACGATAAAAAATACATCATCATAAGCGATGAAAAAATGACCGAACTATCCAAGGTCATTGTGAGTTTACAATCGTTCTTTGACTACTGGTCAAAGGGCGTAATAACAAATTCCAAATACCAAGAGGACGTAAAACCGTTACTTGATAAAGCAGAGGCAATACTTGACGCCCACGACGGTGTTGCTAATTTGTGGGGAAAGGACGAACAATCAAATGGACAACAAAACCCAACAGCCTAAAAAAGATGTAACCACTTTAGAGATAAAGCACGAAATAAGCCCCGACACATACATCGTGGTTGAGTACGAAAATTGTGCCTTTAAGAACGCTTTTATTGCGCTTGGTTACACAAAAATAATGATTGAAGCAGACGAACTTATAAATTTTTATGCACTGACCAACTGGTTAAAAACAGAACTGGCGGAAAGGAAATTTTAACTATGGAAAAAATTAACACATTACACGAACCCGTGTTGAAGAAGTACGCAGGCGCTTTTTTGCAAAATTTGCCATTTATCATAATGGGCGTTGCGTTAGCGTCATGGATTTGGTTCTTGTTTTGGGACATTCACACAACAAGTTATGACAACGCAACCCGACCTTGTAGTTACTTTGCAAATTACACAATCAAAAACGTGCCTTTGCGATGTGTAGCCGAGGTGTTGAAATGATAGCCGAACACTGGAACAGGGTAAGTATCACAGAACGTGCGGAAAAAGAAGTCAAAAAGCGTGATTACATTACGTTTTCGGACGTGGGAAAAGCATTTTGTGACCGTTACTTGAAAATGGACGCAGAAAAGCCAAGCAATGAGTTCAGCGAAAGAACCTTACGCATATTTGACGCAGGTAAAACCGTTGAAGAAACCGTAACCAAGGCGTTAATCAAGGCAGGAATACTAAACCAAAAGCAGAAGTTTGTTGAGATACCCGAAACGCCCGATTGTTTGAAGCAACTTGGCTATCTTGATGTAACAGTCGGCGGTCACGCTGATTGGGACAAGGCGGTTGAAACAATAAACCGTCACCTTAACGATTACGGTATGAAGCCAACTGATAGTACCGAAGACAACAAGGCGCTTGCCATCATTGAGGGCTTACGCCAAGCATACCCAAACGGGATTGTTGACGAAGTGCTTGTTGAAATCAAAAGCATTAACTCAATGGCATTTTGGGGCGCTAAAAACCGAGCAAGTGGCGGTGAGTTCATGGGCTATATTTGGAACAAGTTACAGTTGTTCGGTTACATGCGAGCCACGGGACTTACCAAAGGAATGTTGCTTTATGTTTCCCGTGACGATGGCGTTATGCAGGAAATCCCCGTGTTTTTGAATGACCCCGAACTTGCAAAGATTTACGACGAAGACACAAAGAAAATGACGCAGTATTACAGAACTCGCACAATGCCACCACTTGAAGCCGAAGTAATTTGGGACGATAGGGCATTGAGATTTAACTTGAATTGGAAAGTTGAACGAAGTAATTATTTAACAAGGCTTTACGGTTACCCAACCGCAGACGAATTGGAAGCTAAAAACCACCAACTGCTTTTGGACTTAAACCGAGCATTGAAGCATGTGAAAGAGGGTAAAGTCAAAGAAGAAGACGTACCCCACATTAACAGATGGCGCATAGACCTGCTTGCACAACAGACGAAGTAAAGCAGTATGTTCGTGAGCGTTGGGGCGAACCTTTTAACCCCGACGCTTATGACATTGATACTTTGTGGAACATCGCCAACACACTTGACTTTCAACATTGGCTGTTACATCAAAGGTTGGTTGCGCTTTGGGAAGTGATAAAAGATAGTTTTTGTAAAATGATTTAATGCGGGGCGGGTAGCCTGCCAAAGTGATTTGCAGGCAGTATTTATCCTACTGACTAACTACCCGCCCGTCACTAGGTCACTTTACACGAGCGGTTTACTGCTCAAAGTGTCTTTACAGGCTTGGTTGGTTCGTGTTTCTGCTTACTGACCATCGCCTGTAAGCACATTTTGAAAATGCTTGACAAAGTTATATAGTTTTACTATTATATAAATATGTTATTAGTAAACAGGGTATATAAATACAGTTTAATGGTTTTCGTTTTAGCGTCCTTGGTTTATTTTCATTACTCGCAAGACTACATGAAAAAAGCCGACGCAATTATTCCCGAATTAGAAAAGCAAATAAAAGAACTTAAAACCCCGATTGAAGTTGTGGAAGTTGTTAATGCGTCTAACGTGTTGGACAGGTGGACGGGCGTTGCAAGTTACTACTACACAGGCGATGGTACAAATACAGGTGTAACCATGGCAAACGGTCACCCTTTGGACAATGGAACACCCACGATAGCGTTTAACCATGCGCCCCTTGGAACAATGGTGCGGGTTAAAAACCTTGCTAACGGTATGGTTGTAACCGCAGAAGTTACAGACCGTGGCGGATTTAATAAACGAGGTCGCAGAATATCGGGCATTGAGGGTGAAAACAATCTTGAACGTGTGGCTGATTTGAACGTGGCAACCAAAGAAGCCATCAAATGTAATTCTTTATGCCAAGTGGAGATTGTAGAACTATGAAATTAGGTAATGCTGAAAAAGATTATATAAGCACATTATCTTTTAACCTAAGCACGCTTTTGATAACAGTATCAAAGGGTAGGGCGTGGTTTGAAATAGAGAAAGGCGTTAGTGTGAAAATTGCTGGCGTTTGTGAAGAAGATATAAAACAAGCGGGCGTTATTCAAATGATGTTTGGTAAAGAAGCGGGATTTGATAGCGGTTTTAATTGGGAAGATGTGCAGAAAGCTTTTAATTATTTTGATTGGGATATAGATATTGTTAAAGGGGTGGGCGGGGTGTCTTTTAATGGGGCAGATAGATTTTTAGTTGTTAGTGTTGCCTACTTGATGGGCGGAATGGATAGTAAAAAATATGCAGAATGTTATCGTGAAGCACTAGAAAATGGGGAAAGGGTGTTTTTATGACTAATACAGCACCGTTCAAGCAACTGAAAAGGATTTTAGGCAAGGGTGTTATTAGTCTTGGTATTTTGAACCTGAAAGGCGTCCACATACTTACCGAAAAACAGTTTAACGAGGTAGTAAATAAAATTGTTAGTGAAAGGATAAAAAATGCAAAAAAATCTTGAATATAAACCGATTGAGATAAAAGGCAACGGTGTTTATTGCTTTGATGACAAGTATAAACGCCCTATGAAAATGGGTTATTTGATTGACGATGTTTTCATCAAAGAGGTTGAAAGCAAGAACCGCATGCGGGTATTTGCAGGTTACGGTATACAAACCGAGGCAGTGAAGCTTTTTGAGGCAAACGGCATAAACAAAATCGTGGTCGTGGAAAAGGACACGGGCAAGTACCTTTGGTGCAACTCGTGTGATTGGGTAACTGGTAAATCAATGGATTATGGCAGAGGTAAACAAACATTTCTTGCTGTCGGTCAACTTAAAGACTTGACCCAAGCAACAGGGGCAAACGCAGGTTGGGCAACCAAAGTGCTTATTGCCTTGAAAAAGTGAGGGGGTGAAAAAATATGTGGACAACTAGAAAACAAAGAACAAAAAGAAAAGTAATGCCCAAAGATGTGTCGTTGATTTGGACATTAGCGCAAAAAGGTGTTAAGAACACCGTTATTACAGAGATTTACGGTTTTTCAAACGCTACTATCGCACGCATTAAGCACGCACAGGGCGACTTTGAAGTTTACCGTAATTTTATGATTAGTAACTACAAGCCGTATCAAAAGCCCGTCGTAAAAGATGTTGCAATTGAAGTAGTAAAAACCCCTACAGCAGAACCAACAAATGCCCAACTGGCAGGTATGTTTGGCGAGATAAAACAGGCTTTGGAGCGCATAGAAGTAAAGTTAAGCGAACCTAAAAAGGGTTTGTTTGGGTTATAACAATGAACAAAATTAAATGTCCGCATTGCGGAAACTACAAAATAATAACGAAGCTAGACGTGGCAGGTATTATCACGCTTGGTGGTTTTTTCCTTATACCGTTATTTGGTATTGGTTTGATTGTAATGCTTGTTGGCATAGTTTATTTCTTTGTTGTTAAACACGATTACAAGTGTTCAACATGTGGTTTTGAATGGAAAAAGGGGCAGGCATGAGCAAATTATTGCAGAGTGAAACCGCAGAAACAATGACCGATATGCAGTTTGTTAACTTTATTGAAATGACTGGCTTGCGTTGGGACATTGCAGAAAACATGAAGCAATGGGGTGGAAGTTTCGTAAAAGCGCTGTCGGATTGTGTGCTTACCGCAGATGCAACAAACCTGTATGCCTTGGTGCATGGTTTTAGGCGCTATTTCAATGAATACTTACCGCACAAATGGAACAAATAAGGTATTGCATTTAGTATTTAGTAGTATTAGTATTAAACTATATTAAATTTAGTGAAAGGCGGTGATTAACAAAATGAGTAAAGATAGCGCAATGAGAATGTTACAAAGTATGGGGCGTATGGTTCGTTACAGTTTCACGTTTTGGTTCTACAAAGAAAAAAATAATGGGCAGTTTGCTGACCCAATTATTGTTTCGGTAATTGAACCAACTTACGGTGAAGCCGAAAGGCGAGCAAGGGAAATCGCCATGAAGAACGACCCCACCAAAAAGGAATGTTTCTTGCAAAGTTGCGTAGAGTTGCTTGAACAACAACCCATGGTTATCCGTGAGCCTGAACATACCCACGAATAAAACGCATAATATTTAATTTGTTCAATGAAAGTGATTACGAACATGCCATTTATTAACAATGAACAAGAAGAAAAAAACCAGTCTATTTATTTGACCATTAACGATAAAAGCAAAATACACTTGCTTTCACGATTGTATAAAGTTCAAACTTATTTTGTTAGAAGCCTGAACAAGTCAATTTGGGGCGAAGACATCGTTAACAAAGCAGAAGCCGAAAAAGATACCCGCCGACGTGTGGAGTATATTTATTGGGCTATTGTTGACGGGCAAGAGGGTATCGTTAGATTACCAGCGTCCGTGTTCTTTTCCATTAACGACGCCGAAAAAATGCTTGGTTCAGACAAGCGAGGTATGGAGTTTTTCATCAGTAAGTCGGGTTCGGGATTAAACACCAAGTACGGTGTGACAAGAGGTCGTGACGTCCCAACAACCGAAAGCCAAATTAACGACGCAAACAAGAAGTTGGCTGAACAAATGATGAAGTACGAAAAATCCTTGAAACAAAATTTAGCGGATTATGTAGGGCAAGCGTACGTTGAGAGTGGCGGAAATTATGACGTAACCCCAACACCAAATGTTGAGTTACCAAACTTGAACCCCACACTTGATGACTTGTTTCCAACCGATGAAAATAAGCAATCCTGAAAAAGTGTATAACGATACACGCAAAAAGGTTGTTGATGAAGCAACTCCCAAGCAAAAAAAAGCTTGGGGGTTGTATTCAAGTTTGCAAAAGGTCGTAAAGCAACACACCCGTTCATACCTTGAAGTTGGCAACATCTTAAAAACCATTCGTGACGGTAAACTTTATTTGTATGTCGGCGAGTGGGAAGTTAAAAACTTTCAAGACTTTTTGAACAGCCCTGAAATTGGTATTAGGCGTGCGACAGCATATTTGTACATACAGATTTGGGAAATATACGTTGAACGCTTAAAACTAACGCCCGAAGACGTAACATCAATACCACTTGGCAGACTTATGCGCCTTTGCCCGAAGTTAAAGACAATGACCGATGAACAAGCGCTTGAAGTGGTTGACCAAGCACGGGACGTAACCAACCCCGACTTTGACCGTGAGTTACGAGTTAGAAAATTGGACGGCACACGCCCTGTAATTAAAAAGTGCAAAGAATGTGGCGGGTGGGAAATTGAAATTGACCCCGAAAGCCTTTGCACATGCAAAGACAAAACCCCCCTACGTCAAAAGTACATTGCCAAAGAAGTTGGCGAAATTTAGGATATAATATAAATATGAACAATCTATATAAATTAACAGCCGTTAAGGCGATATTGCAGGAAAAGTACAACATAAAAGTTTGCTTGATGACGCTGTACGCCTACATTGAAAAAGGTTACCTTGCACCGTCGTATATAACCGAGGGCAAACGCAAATGGTTTTTCTTTAACGAAGAAGCCATACAAGCGTTTGTGGAAAAGTACCCTGTACTGCTCGCAGGCAATAAAAAGCGAATAGGTAAATCACGGGTAGTTAATAAGCATGAAGAATTTAACAAGTAGAAAACAAAAGGGCAGACAGCTAGAAAAGTTTGTTGCAAAGGCGTTTGAAGAAATTTACCCTTTTGCATATGCTCGCATGGACAGTGGCAGTGGTTTTCGTCATAAAGAGGACGTAACCCTACCCGATAATGTCCTTTGGCACATTGAGTGTAAAAACCACAATGCACCAAGCGTAAACAGTTGGTGGGAACAGGCAAAGGTTGGCTGTCCTGCTTGGAAAATACCTGTTTTGGTTTACAGACTACCGTACCAAGAAGACCCGACAGTTGTTGTGTTTTTGTATCACTTAATAGGGTTTATGGGGAAACAGGACATAACCCATATTGACCCAAGTGATTACACAATCAGCATGGCGTTTTCAAAGTTTATGAAGTTAGTTAAAGAGCGAGAAAATGACAAGACCACAGAATGAAATTTTAATAAAATCACATAAAATGCCTGACTTAATAGGGCAAATACTTTATGGCGAAATGTCGTCAATTGGCGAGAATGAAAGCAAGGAAAAAAACGCTTTGTGGATTGATAACGATATTTTTATATACGAAATGTACAAAATTCTTAAAAAAGCCGATGAACTTGGTGCGTTTGACAAAAACAAAGAGGCTGACGGCACAACCGATGAAGACGGCGAGCCACGACAGGTTATTTATGTCTAAACTATACGGAACACGAACACACACGGTTTGGGGTATTCAATTTGGTAAGTGGCAGTTTTGTTTCAGCGAGGTTTTAGAAAAATTTTATACATTCCAAGCGTTGCTTGATAGCTTTCGTTCGGACGGTAAAATTACTACGTTGCAGGGGCTATACCCGTATGTTGAGCAAGCCCCAAGCCTGAACGGAACACACAAGGATAGTTTTGTGCTTGATTTAGGCAAGGCGTATGAAACAAAGTAAATGGCTTAATTTTTTAGGTTGGGTGTTTTTTAAGTTGTCGTGTTTGCGTGACCGTACCCCCGCACCGATAACTTGGTTAATTGATTGGGTGCGCTATGAAATTTTATGGGACAAATTAAACTAGCGGTAGCAATACAACACTACCCGACCGAAGAACGTGTACGCATGAAAGACAGGCTGTTAAAACAGCTTGATAACGACCCCCGCATTAAGGTTGTTGCCGACGGCGATTTGTGGACAAACTGCAAAGCGTGTTTACGAAGTGCAGAGCAGGGGGCAACACATATTTTGGTATTACAAGACGACATTGAAGTGTGCCGTGACTTTTTGGAAACAGTAGAGCGAGCCGTTGAGTTAAGACCCGACAAACACATAACATTTTTCACAAACAGAAATAGGGAATTAAGCCAAGCAATGAACGAGGGCAAAAGATGGGTACGCATAAAGCGATGGTTGATGGCGCAGGCGTATGTCGTGCCTGTTTCAATGGTTGAGCCTTTTATTGCGTTTGCCGACAGCGCCCTAAAGGCTGACATCAAGTTTGACGATGACCGTTGGTGTGTTTACCATTTGTACACAAGAACGTACGTTTGGGCAGTAGCGCCCACGCTTGTTCAGCACTTGGCTTGGGGTGAAACCACCATTGCCGATTTATACGGCGATGACTGGAAGTTTGTAAAAGAGGCAAGTAATAGAACGTCCGAAGTTTACCTTGGTGCAAACCGTTCGGGTCGTGAGGTTGATTTGTCCGATGTAAATAATTTTGTAGCCGACGAAAAAGGGCATATTCTCATGTATAAACACATGATGAAAATTGATAACTTGTCGTGTGGCGTTAAAGGGGATTACTAAAATGAAATATAACGTGGATTGGTTTTCGCATAATATACCGTCAATAAAAAAGGCAGTTGAGGGCAAGGAAAGTGAAAAAGTTAATATGCTTGAAATCGGTTGCAATGAGGGTAGAAGCACCGTTTGGTTTTTGGAAAACCTATTGTTGCACGACGATAGCAGAATTACGGTTATTGATACGTTTAACAGTAGCAGTAATTACAAACCAAGCACAGCCAAGAAATCCCCATTACAAAAAACATTTGAAGAAAACATAAAAGAAACAGGCAAAGCGGAAAAAGTGTTTGTTTACAAGGGTATGAGCCAAGACGTTATGCGTACAATGCCCACTATGCCACGTTTTGATGTTGTCTACGTGGACGGCTCACACTACGCACCTGACGTTTTAGAAGATTTGATTTATGTATACCGCATGGTGAAAAAAGGCGGATTGATTATTTGCGACGACTACGAACTTGGCTACGGTAACAATACAGGTAATGGCTATGACAACCCCAACTATGAAGAACTACCCAAAAACGCAATTGATACGTTCAAAAAAATGTTCAAAGACCAAGTTGAAGTTGTTTTTGCTGGTTACATTATGGTGTTGCGCCGTAAGTAGGTTTATAATTAAGTTATGGAATTTACTTGCCCATTATTCTTGAAAAAGATTTTAGCCTTTTTAGGGTTTCCATTTTGTTCCCAATGCGGTAACAAGTTAATACTTAAATACACACACGGCTTTGATGAAAAAGAAGTATGGGGGTGTCCAAAATGTTAGACACACAATTTACCGACGCTTACGAAGAACTTACACCCGACGATAAACAATTAGTGTTAATGCACGTTGACGGCATGCCTTACAGACTAATGGCAGAAGTATTAGCGATAAACGGCAAGGTGATGACCGAGGGGACGATTAAAAACTGCTTTGATAAGAACGGCAGGTTGTACAACGCTTACCAACTAAAAACAAAAGAAAAAGAAGAACGCATTGCAGAGTTCCACAAGACCGCAGGGGACTTGCTAATTGATATTTCGTATAAGGCGCTACAAAACGTAAAAAAAGCGATTGACGACGGCAAGGTGGGCGTTTCCCTTGATATTTTAGATAGGGTCGGATTAGCAAAGGTGTTGAAAGTGGAAGTTGCGGACAACCCGCTTATAACACTTTTGAGAAAAAACATTGAAGCATATGAACGAGATAACAAAATACCTTTTCAAGCTGAACAATCAGCCATTGACGCTGACACCAAAGCAGAGTGAAATTTTTGATTTAATCGTAGGGTGCAGACACCCACGAAACCAAGTAATAGCACCGACACAATACGGCAAGTCAATGGTCGTTGGTTTGGCAATAGACACAAGAGCAGTACCAATGGGCGAGCGTTTTACTGTCCTTGCACCGTCGCAGAAGAAATGCGACATCATAATGGGCTATTGTATTGACCATATCTTTGACAGCCCTGATTTACTGTCGCAGTTAGAGTTGGACAGTAGCACAAACCTCGATAGGTTAAGACGTGAGCGAAGCAAAGAGAGTTTGACGTTTAAGGGCGGTGGCGGTGTGCAGACGCTTACGTTAGACGCAAAAAATGGTAAGCGTGCTATTGAAAGTGCCATGGGTTTTGGTAGCAAGCGTGTCATTTTGGACGAAAGCAGTTTGATTGGCGACGACCTGTATGCAACGGTTAAACGTATGCTTGGTGGCTATGCGTACAAAGACCAATTCTTACTTGAAATTGGTAACCCGTTTCATCGTAACCACTTTTACAGGACGTGGCACAGCCCGATTTATAACAAGGTTTATCTTGATTACAAGGACGGTTTAGCAGAGGGCAGATACAGCCCCGAATTTATTGAAGAAATGAGAGGGGAAGCGTTTTTTGACGTTTTTTATGAGTGCAAGTTTCCCGATGAAGAAGAAGTTGACGCAGGCGGTTATAGGGTTTTAGTTACTTACGATGTTTTGGAAAAGGCGTCAAGCGACACAGCCGAAATGACCGAGGACGACCCGTTGATACTTGGTGTTGATGTTGGTGGTGGTGGCGATTACAACGTGTATACGCTACGCAATAGCAACTTTGCATGGTGCGAAAGTTTTAACCATAGCAATGACACAATGACCAATGTAACCGAGATTGAACGCATAATGCGTGACTACGGGGTTAAGGCGCAAAACATTTACATTGATGACACTGGTATTGGTCGTGGTGTTTGCGATAGACTAAAGGAAAAGGGTATCAGAGTGAACGCAGTGGCGTTTGGTTCAAAAGCAAAAGACCCAACACGCTATACGAACACCAAAGCAGAAGACTTTTGGCATGCCCGTCAATGGTTAGAAGCGGGCGGAAAGTTATTAAAATCCGATAAATGGCAACAGCTAAATTGGATTAAGTATAAAATTTCCACCGATAAGGTGCTTCAAATTGAGGGCAAGGACGATTTGAAGAAGCGTACAGGCAAGTCACCCGACTTTGCTGATAGTTTTGCATTAACTTTCACGCAAAGAGCGCCTGCACCAAATATACGGGTAATGGGTCAATGATTGAATTTACAACTACATCGTTAAGGGAAGTTGAAAGTAACATACATCTTGAACAGGTCATTGCTACCCTGCCCCCTAAAAAGCAAGAACTCGTAAGGCTCATTATTGAGGGCAACAACTTGGCTAAATCCGCAGAGATAATGGGCGTTGATAGTGGGCTTGTCTACAAAATGAAACGTGAGTTGAAGCGTGATTTGCTAGGGCTACGAAAAGACTGTTGGGGTAAGATGGGTACACAGGAAACCGAGTTTGACCGTATTTGCCATCACAACATTGCTGAAATGCCGTTGTCACAGTTTATGCAGGTGTTTTTGGCTGATTACGATTGTGAGGGTTTATTTAACTGGAACACCGATAACAGCATTATTGATAAGGCGTTTAGGCAGTGGGAAAACAACATACCGACGATTGTTAGTTTTGGAAATAACGACACGAAAGTAACCACAGTGCTGTCATACATAGCATACAAGATGTTTCTAAGGTGTGACCCGATACGAGTAATTTACTTTGCAGACCAGTCGTTTGCACCCCACATTGCCAAGTTGCGTAAGGTCATGCGACTAAGCCCCGTTCTTAACGACAACATGCAGATGATAACAACAAAAACAGGTATAGGACTTTTGGACGGTTCAATTTTGAGGTTGCACAATCCGCTAAACCCCTTTAAGACTGCCGACATTGCGGTGTATGATAAATCGTTAAAAGATAAACGTGTTGTTGCAGGGCAATCGCTATACGTTCAATAATTTGAAGTGTTTTATAGGTATAATGGATTTATGAACATAATACAAAGACTTACTGGCAAAACCGAACAGCCAATTATGAAAAAGGGTGGGGATTTAAGAGCCGTTTTTCAAGTGCTTGGTGGTAATTCGGGCGAGCGTAGTTTTACAAAAAGAGATTATTTTACAGGCATTATTTATTCTTGTATTGACGCCATTGCACAGGCTACAGCGTCAACAGGTTTTGAACTTTACAGAAAAGACGCCGAGGTTGAAAAGCACCCCGCCTTGGATTTATTACGCAGACCCAACAGTTTTCAATCAGCCGTGGACTTGATGTACTTAATATCCGCATACATTGACGCACAGGGCAGAGCCTTTATTTATCCCGTTCCAAATAAATCAAATAACGCAGGTGTTGTGAAAAACCCCGTTGAACTTTGGGCGCTTGACCCGTCACGCATAAAGACAATTGCAGGTGCAGGTTTTATACAAGGCTACACATACAGAAACCCACAAGGCGTTGAAATCCCTTTTGGCACTGGTGAACTTATTTGCATACAAAGACCACACCCATTCAACCAATACGAGGGCGTGTCAACCATTGAGATGGCAAGACTGACAATTGAAGCCGACCTAAATGCACAGTATTTTAACCGAGCGTTTTTTGCTAATTCCGCAACCCCTGATGGTGCTTTATCTACAACTCAAATTGTTGATGATGACGTTTGGAAAAGATTAAAACAACAGTGGGAAGAACAGTACAATGGCGTAAACAACGCACACAAGACGCTTTTATTAGAGGGTGGTTTGACTTATCAACCATTTCAACCAACACAAAGAGATATGGAGTTTGTAAAGCAAAGAGAGTTTAGCCGTGACGAAATCTTGGCTATTTTCAAAGTGCCAAAAACCATACTTGCAATTACCGACGATGTTAACCGTGCCAATGCTGAAACAAGCGACTATGTGTTTGCAAGCCGTGTTGTTAAACCAAGACTTGAACTTATATTTGAAAAATTAAATCGTTTCTTGCTACCAATGTTTGACGCAAGTGAGGGGCTTGAACTTGTTTACGATGACCCCGTTCCTGACAACAAGGAACTTGAACTTGCAGAGGACGTGCAATCAGTAAACAAATGGCTAACAATCAACGAAGTAAGAGCCAAAAGAGGTTACGAGCCTATTGAGGGTGGCGACGTTTTGTATAGTCAAGGTTTATCAATGCCAATTGGCACTGACATTACTTTTACACAGCCTGCTGACAACACGAGTAACGACGGCGCTAATGCCGAAAACAAAGCAGTAAAAAAA